AAAGAATGGCCGTTCGGGATATGCTTGAGAAGGAATCGAGTCAGGAAATTATTAAAGAATTTCTTAAAAGTGGTAAGTTACCGACCCCTATTGAGCCCAAACCAACTCCGTTAGAACGCCCAGTAGAAGGACCAGATGTCGGTGATAGAATTGATCCGAATAAAACGTCGGATGTAACTGGCGATCTCCGCGGGCAAGGTATGCTTAACTCAATGAAAGGTGAAATTCTATCTGAAGAGCAAAAACAGAAAGATAGATTAGCTGAAACTAGAGCATTAGGAGGTAGAGCACCTGTTACTGCAGTCGATGCTAAAACTGTTTATGGCCCACAGATGAATCAGAATATAAATCTAGCTGCAGGGAAACCCAATACCATAGATCGATACGGTATCGGATCTCCCTCGCTAGGTTGGACTTAACTATTAGCTAGCTGAGCAAAGTACTTCATCGTATCGTCTTCGCCATCGTCATCGTTCGATGCTTCTTCGATAGACTGAGGAGGCATTTCACGTAGCTGAGGAGCTGGTGCTTCTTCGCCCAATGAAATCTCTTCACGAATAGTAGGAGCAGTACCAAGTACTGAATCCATCTTTGCTTTTAGTTCAGCATAAGACTTATAGTTCTTAGGATCAGTAAACTCACCAAGATCATGCATAGCATTGTATACTGATTCAAGCTTTGCATCATCACCATCGTATAACTCACTCTGTGAATCAAACTCGGATTTGTCGTAGTTTACCCAACCGTCGACTTTACGGATCTTGATCTTAAAGTTAGCACCTTCCCAGAAATCAAAAGGGTTAACTGGTGCTTCGTCCTGGAACTGAGGTTGCATCATATCCATGATCTTATCGAAGATCTTCTTACCGTACTGATACATGAAGACACGACCTTCGTTGTCAGGATTAGCTGGATCAGAAATAACCAGCACGTTCGATACGTAATGCAGACGACGTTTTTGATCACGTGCTTGTTCTTTATCTACATCATTACCTGTATTCCATAGGCGAGAGTTCATCTCACCGACCGGATCCTCTTTACCAATTGAGGTCAGGGAACGTTCAATGTACCACTTACCGGTTGGCCCTTTAAAGCCGTGATCCCAGTAGCGTACCCATGGAAGATCTTGACCTTCACCGGCAGGCAAGAATCGAACAACAGCATATCCGTTACCCATTTTATCTTGGGTAGGCTTCCACATCCGTTCATCTTTGTAGGAATTGTTGCCAGATTTGCCGGAGATTCCTTCGGCAGCAGATACGAGCTTTTCGATTTGTCCGCGGTTACGTTTTAGATTTGCAAAAGACATTGTATGTTCCTTATATTGCTGAAGTGTTGACTGAAATATTATACCGTATAAACAATGTATAGTACATCTATTTATACGAACTTATGTATCCAAGCGACAAGACTATATCTTACGCCACTTAGAACTTCTGTGACTCGATGTTTGGTTTTTGCCGAATCAAAGAATAACGTTTGACCTTTCTCGAGAGGGACGGTTTGATACTTTCCGTTCTGTAGGATCTGTAATTCACCCCCTTGTAAATCATCAGTATGATCTACCAAGGTAATAGTGGAACAAACCCTATAGCTCCCACCTACTACTTCTTCCAATCGATCATAATGGCTTTTGAAGAAGTGTCCTTTTCGATATCTTAAGTATTGAAATTCACGTACTACTAAATCTCGATCCTTTAGATCAGAAGCTTTTAATAATTGATGACTAAAATCTGGAAACCATTGTGGATCGAGAGTCATTAGATCAGTTTTTCTAGCGTCAGGTTCTAGCCTACCTTTATGTTTACTACTATAAACGCCTGCAGCTATCCATTTTTTTGTTGCCATAAATCTTATGTCTTCTATCTCGTCTGGAGAGAAGACATTCTTTACGAAGAAAGGATTATCCAAAATTTAAAATTCCACCTTTAGGTATTAGATTTAGCTGCATGGCTTCAGCCTCGAGTTTTTCTTGGATAGGTGCTGAGATGAATTTCTTAGAGTCTTCTGGGTCAATACCATTTTCCTCACAGATGTGTAGTACTGCCTCCAGATAGCTCATTCGTTTATTAAGAACACTACGCTCAACGAGTTTAGTGAACTCAGATTTAGTTAAGAAGTTTGTCATTCTATTACCCTCAAAAGGATCATGTCCTTATTGATCCGACCAGTTGGAGTGGTCGTCTTAGTTGTAAGTTGTGACCACTCTTTATCGATCTGAGCAGCCGTCTTCCTAAGGAAAATGACCAGAGTGTCTTCGGGCTTACGCAATCGAATGGATCTAGATTTCTCAGTAGTGAAATTCTTAAGTGTTGATCCACTAATCTCAAAGCCTTTACCACTATTGGTTACGAACTCTGTTACTATTCTTTCCTTTACGTGAAAAGTATATAGTCTTTGCGCTCCGACGATCTTTGTCGGATCGATCGAGGTAAGCTTGAACTCTGCTGAGTCCTTTGCAAAGTTTAGTTTCTTTACTTGCTTATCCGCAGACTTGACACGAGGCTTACTCGGCTTACGCTGTGCCTTTTTAGATAGAACATACTTATCAGCATCCGAAACCATTGCAGATACGAATGCAAAGTATTTCTTACGTTGAGGCACAGACCAATGTGAGTAAGCTTCGACGAGTTCGGGAGTCTTTTTATCAACTAACTCCCTAAGCTCGACGAAGATCCTTTTGTAATATGCAAGAACTTCTACGGCACTAAAGCTGCTTAAGCCTTCTTTGGTCATCTCATTAAATAGACTAAACTTTTCACGCTCTTCCCATGTGTCTAAGTATTCATCGATACGACCAATAAAGGCAGATGTCTTTGCCTTAACTCTTTCCATGGGGCTAATGGTAGGTACTACTACATCTTTGTTATCAGGATCGTTAGCCTTTTCGATCTTAGTTAGAGCTGCATGTCGAACTTGATCGATGTAATGTTTCACGTGGCGTTCTGGATCCCAGTTGTCTGGGAAGTCCATACCTTTCTGTCTCCACGTAATACTTGCAGCAACTTCACCTCGTCCGGAGTACCAATAGTCCGGAGCAGAAAGCAATAAGGTTCTTTCTTCACCTTTGTAATTGTCTTTGATATAGTCTCTAAGTATTCTAGAGACTTCTTTACGGTCTAGGTCCAGACGGAAATATTCTTTGAACCAGCGAAAGCCGTCGTCGACAGGTGCTGCTTCTACACCTGTTTTGTAACGACGTACGGCTGGGGGCTTTTTCTTAGCTCGAGGTTTAAGACTGATTCTTTTGCCTGCCATAATATTATCTCCATGTTATGGATATCATTTTACCACAGTTGGTTGCAGATGTAAATCACTTTTGATCGACGAGCTTAACTAGTTCCAAATCTCCGTCTGGACCTACCTTAGTGAGAACGTAGCCATTATCAACCAGATAGTCCAGAGTTGTTTCTACCATTTGCTCTCGATCACTAACATATTTGTAATGGCCGATGAGAAACCCGCAGCCGCCTAAACAAAAGGCCCAGAGCAAATTTACTATCCATGGTTCGATATACATTGGCGCTCCTTTTATTTTTATTTATACAAAGGATTTTACGTTCTCGAAACGGAAAGACCTCCATCCTTGATTTTCGATGTCGAATACTTGTATTAGATTTGCTGGCTGTGCAGCTGTTTTCCTACGTTTCTCACCTTCGGATTTAGGTAAAAAATCTGAGGGGATAAACGATTCGTCTAAAGTACAAGTCATCTTACGTTCTGTACCATCGACTTTAGTGAATACCACTTGGTGTGAACCAGAGCGGAGGATTTCACGCATTGCTTCAATATCCATTGTCATCTCCTTAATCCCAATCATTATCAAATTTAGTTGTGTGATAAGCAACATCACCATAATATTGCTTAGCGTACTTACTAGCATCAGTATAATGGATTTCAGACTCACCACTATCATACTGAGTGGTAAGGTTCTTGCGGCGAGGACGTTCTTCTTCCTCTGTCCATCTCATAGCAAAACGAGCTTTTTCTTTAAGCTTACGCATACGAGCTTGCCGTTCAGCAATGCTTTTAATATATGCGATACGCTCTTCATAAGTTGTAAGCATAACCATAAGCTTCTCCTAAGCTGTGACAGTTGTTGTATTGAGCAAACGATAAGCCATTTCCATTTCGCCCAAAGTAAGTCCGTAGACTCCTTCAGGTTCCCAACCCATATCCTTAATTAGATATGAGCGGAGGAAAGCGATACGAGAGACTTCAGAACTTATATCGGACTTAGTCTTTGTCATAAGTTATACCTCCTTCCTGTTCATAATATAGATATAATGGTTCCTGACCAGAATTTAAACCCCCCTAGAGGAAAAAAATGCAGATAAATTGCATTTTTTTATTCTTCCCCTAGCAGAGCGTAATGTGCTTCGATCTCTGGTATCAGATATTCCCGGAGATCGTCTTGGTTTGCTTGATATAGAATACCAACGCCTCCTGCTGCTCTCCATCTCATAATATTCGATTGCTTATCATCGATTAAAATGTTTGGAGTGCCAGTAACTTTGTCCATTGCATATTTTTCTTTATTCGAAGTGAATATGCAGTTTTGAACAAGAGGCATCATATTATTATCTTCAAGCCATCTACGTTTCCAGTATGCAGAATTATAACTATCTCCACGAAGCGGAGAGGAGCAAATGCCCCAGTTATCTTCTGCTATCCATTCCACGTATTTGACCAACTCCAAAGATGTCTCGAAGGGCTTCAGCTTATAGAAAAAATCTGTACCT